GCCGGTACCAATGGGGTTTCTAGCCTTGAATAAAAAGCGTTGTTCAAAGTCCTTCACATAGTCATGGCCAAAATTAGAGTCCGATCCGAGCTTCAGCGCTTCATTAATAACTTGCGAAATCTCATCAAAAGAAGAATTTTTTAATAACTTCACCGACTTGAGCATCGCCTCTTTCAATTTCTGCTTTCTGCAAAAGTCAAGAGATGTCTCAATAATATACTCGGAATCTTCGATTCTCGTCTTAGAGATTCTGGCGAAAAAGTGCCTAAGCTGTTGCTGGACCGATTCATTTTCCGTGCCGATCTCTGTCCTCAAAATAGAGGTCATAATCTTTTCTGTCGGATGGACAGAATACTTTTCCCGATATTTCTTGACCAGTTGAACAAATGTCTGAAGGTATTTAAGCTCCAGAAAATTAATATTCAAAACCTCAAACATCTGATCTGCGAATGGTCGGTCGACCAAGATCAGGTGACATAAAGTTTCCTGAAAGTCTTTGCCATATTGGCTAAAGTCTTCCTTTGACATCGAGCCCCCTTATCTATCTTAATATAACATGAGATTCTGAACCTGTCAAGCTTTACTTGAAATTCTTTTGAATGTTGAAAATAGGTCGGACGTATTCCAGTTTCCAAAGCCATCTTCAGCCATGCGCTTAATTACTTCTGTTTTGTTGAACCGAGGCTCGAAATTATCAAGAGCGTGCTTTACTCTGTTTTTCGCGTCTAGGGACATTGATGGGGAATATAATTGCATAATTTTATAATTTTCCGCGATTATCTTCTCTGCATCACATATCGAGGAAAAAGCCTTTAAGCCCGTATTGTCGTTCTCGCAAAACTCGATAAGATCATCAATGGTTACAGGTTTTTCTTCTGCGAAAAATGGCATTCTTTTTGAGATTGTTCCCAGACCCACACCCTTGACTCCCGGTAGGTTATCGGACTTATCGCCGGCCATTGCGCGCGCCAGTGCAAAATTTGTGGGGTGAATCTTAAATTCCTCTAGGATCCTAGGCTTATTAACAAACTTTTTTTGAATTGGGCGATAAAGCACGGTCTCTTCGTCGCATAGCTGGAAGAAATCTTTATCACTTGAAATGATAATTTTTTGCCAGCCCTTATAATTAGGGGATTGAGTGATATATGAGATAACATCATCTGCTTCAACCCTTTCTGCCATCAATTGAATGACTGGCATATGATTTAGCATTTCCATAAGCCTGAATTGCTGCCACACCTTGTTTTGCATCTCTTCGTCTTTTGTTAGGACTCGGACGTCGCGATTGAGGCGAATCGGCTTTCGGCCCTCCTTGTAGTTTGGGTTAACCTCTTTTCTTTTTTGAGATCCGCCGGCGCCGTCCCAAGCAATAATAATCTCATCTGGCTTCATCTCTCTACAGAGCTTTTGTAGAATCCCGAGGAACCCCTTGTAGCCTCCGATTGGCTGGCCGTTCTTAGATAGGCTTGGGTTAACAATGTACGCTCGGAAATACGCATTGAGCGCGTCAATAATCATTACTCTTTTCATCATATTTTTATTATATCCTAAGTTGGAGAGATTGTCAAGAGAAAATCCACATATTTAGACATTATTATGTCTCCAGCCTCTTCGTCGGGCGAATTCATCCATGCCCACATCCAAGTTTTTTTGAGATTTTCAATTTTTTGTCTATGAATAGAGATTTCATCCTCGAACATCGCTATCTGAATTTCAGAAATTTCTGGCAATTCTACGCCCACCTCGTTGGCTATCTTATACAGAGACAGGATTTTATCCTCGTCTGCTGCCTCGGTAGCTTCCATGAATTTCTCCTCCTTCTTTTCTTTTTCAGGAAGAGGAAGGTCGATGAGTTTATCCGGGTGGGTTACTGTTGCTATCTTCTTGAATAGATCTCTAGTCTCTTTTCTGGTTGACTTTTTCTTCTTGGGTGCGGCCTGTTTTGGCTTTTTTACCGGGGGGCGCAGTTTATCTATTGCGCCTAGCTCTCTAGCCTTATTGTCAAACTCCTTGGAGAACTCATCCATTTTTCTATCGAGGAGAGTCTTGTGATATTTTAAGTCATCTTCAAGAAATTTAAGCTCCGAGAGGAGCTTATCATATTTCATTTTCAAAAGATCATTGGCCATACTACCAAGTAGTTTCTCGGTCGGCGAATGGCAGCCTAGTCTTCTGTTTCATAAAAATCTTCTGCTTTACCTTGGCGATTATCAAACTTGTAAATTACTTCTTCATCGATGATCTGATAAACTCTTTGTCGGAACTTATCATCCTGCATCTTTTCAACCCACTTGGTTGCTTGGAACTTTTCGGTTGATCCGTCCTCAAATACCATCGTATACCAAGCGCCAGATTGTAAAATATTATCAGAACCCTTCACGGCATCGAAGAGAGACTCGTCATCTTGAATGACAACCTCATCGCCGCCCCACAAAATTCGGAAATTACATCGTCTGCCGGCAGTACCGAAGCGAGACTTCTCTAGCTTTACCTTGACTTCGGAGCCAATTCTAAATCCGTTCTTATCCAGGACAAAGCTGGCTTTTGCCTTGCGGCCTGTGAGCCATATTCGAAGAGAATAGGCATAGCTCATGGCCTTTCCGCCAGGAGTAACATAGGGAGTCGTCATGGCCTCCGATGCAATTCTGGTGATATTTGTTTTTAACTGATTCAACACTAGCAGGGTGGCGCCTGCATTTGCGATTTGAATTGTGAGTTTTGACATTGCTCGGGCAAGGATTCTGGCCTTCATTGCCATCTGTGACATGGGGTCGAAACTACCCTCCACTTCGCTTTCGCAGGGAGTCAAAGCCAAAGAGTCCCAGATAAACAACATCTGACTGCCAGAGCCCAAAAGCTCTTCAATTGTTTCTAAAACAAATTCTACCGAAGAGGCTTGGATATATAAAAGCCTATCTAGATCGCAGCCCGCGTTCGATAAAAAAGATGGATCGATGGCCGACTCTGAATCAAAATAAACGACATCAATCCCCATCTTTTGGGCGTTTGCTGCGATTTGCGCGGCCATATAGGATTTTCCTGTTGCCTCTAAGCCGGCTATCTCGACCACTTTGCTAACGGGAATTCCTGCTAGTTTTCCTCGACAGACGATTGAATCAAGCCAGCGAGAACCAGTGGGGATCCACTGTGTTACTTCTGTCGGATTCTCTTTTTTGAGGTCAAAAGCCACATTCATGCCGGCTTTTTTATTGACAAGCTTCCTCATTTCTTCCATAGATAGGGCGCCCGTTGTTTTTGACTTTCTTGGCATTTATTGTTTACTCCTTACATATTCTCGCAGGCGACGATGGCGGTCTCGGCGCTCTTTGGCTTCCTCGTGCTTTTTCTGTTGCTTTGCAACCTTCGCCGCCTTTGCTTTCAATTTTCTTTTTGCACTCTTGCGCGCGATGCGAGCTTGGCGGCGTTGTAGCCCTTCTTTTGACACAATTTTCTCCAAAGGTGAAAGCGGGCGGCCCGAAGGCCGCACCGCTATAGGGGGGATTTATCAGCTTCCAATTAATTCGTTAAAAGCACTAACTACGTCTGGTACCGCGTTATTTGTGGTTGTGGCGCCACTATCCACATAAACCTCGGAATCATCTCCTTCCAAAGAGGAGATAAACCCATCCAACGCAGCCTGGACCTCTTCCTGTGTCTTTTTCGGAAACAGGCCGTCGATATTTGGAATATTGCTCATCAAGCGCGAACACTCTTCATCGCCACCGATGGCGTCATCACAAAGCGGTGAAGTACGTCGGCGAGGAGTTAGCGTGGTCTTGGGAAAACTCGCTCCCGGTGGCTTTCCATAAGTGAGGGTCAGGTCGGTTCCGTCATCGACATCTGTAATATCTCCATACTCTGGGTTGAGCACCAAATTAAGCAAAGACTCATAAGCAGTTTTACCATAGCCCCAAATTCGAATACCTTGGTCTTCTTCTGTTCGAACCATGACAGGTGAAAAGAAGCGCTGTCGGGGACTAAGGTCCTTGGCAAGCTTCATTGTGTCAGGATCTTGTGTTTTGTTGAATTCTTTCCAGAGCTGGTCCTTAAAAGTACAGATTGGGCAACTTTCTCCATGATTCTTGTTTGGACAAAGAAGACCACCCCTTTGATCTGGGCCCAAGTTGTAGTGGAACCAATAATCCTTAAACGGGTCGCCATCTTCCGTTGGTACAATACGAATTACTTGAGTACCATCTTGCGGGCGCCAAAAAGACCCTCCCGCTTTTCCGTTGTTTTTTACACTGTCGAGCCGTGCTCGAATTTTTGCGATATCTAATGCCATGTTATTTTCTCCTTAATGAAATTGTGCCATTGGCTAAAGTAAAGACGACAAATCTCTCGTC